CTCCGGCCATTGTGTGTGTGTGTTTGTACTATATACCAAGATTTTTTTTTGGGACACGACCCGCGAAAAAACTCACTTTGATTTTTCCTGATATATATAAATGACCGATAAAGACGTACCACCACCCTTGGAAGAAGTTGACGAACAAAGTATCGAAGACTATGAATCTGAAACAAATGAAACTGAAGATGAAGATCAATTAATTACTGATGAATTAGAACTTTCTGATGAAGAAGATGAAGATGAAGACGAGGATTTGGAAATGAATCCTTTCATGGACATGAACGTTCTCTTGACTTCAGTATTATCTAACGAAGAAGGTGATACCGTGTGTTCTGCTTTAACAAATATATCCAGGCAACTAGAAGTTCAAAATAAAATTTTAATTAAGATGTTATCCCAAATGCAAAAAAAGGCTTAGAAAAATGAAAAGTATAAAATATAAGACATGAAAATTGAAAACGTGCATTGTATCACCGAAAATACTAACATAGACGATCTTGTGTTTACCATCACTAAAAAAATAATCGAAGAGTCCAGACAGGAAGAACTGCTACATTACGTTCGTGTATATGAAGAGTATTACCGAATAAATCAACCTCCTGGTTTAGAAGAACCTTTACAAATTGCGTATAGGGTTTTCTATGAAAAAAGCGAACTCGATGAAAATGGTAAACCGAAAAGATACGATACGAGAGATATCAGGGAATCTTATGACGCAAAAAGGTCAATCGTATCTGTCATGTATCACCGTGCTAGTACTTTGGGAATACTTGATATGGAAGACGACGAGTCTGATTGTAAAATATCAAGAAGACTAAAACGTATATTTGATCAAATGGAAGATTTCTTCCAAATTCTATTTAGACACGCTCGCATGTACGATCGTTCTATCAACCCTACAGCCGAATCTGAAGGTGACCCGGCTTTCTATATGGGCTCTACACCAGATGCTATTGAAGAACTTGAAACTTTTCAAAAAGTATTGATACAGATTCTAAAAGATCTCTATGAAAGTAACATACGCAAGTATAAAGGATATTGTTGTGAGCAGATAAAAACTAGGGAAGGATACGATACACGCGCCTGGAAACAAACTCAGCTCATAAAAGAGTACGTTCACAATATCGCACCTAAAGAGTCTCGGTTTATGCTATGGAAAGATCTCACTTCAAAGGGAACTGCAACTCTTAATCAACTCATAAGATACCTCGGTGATTGTCACGATATGCAGTTTCCTGAAATTAAGAAAAACAGACACCTTTGGTCTTTCAAAAACGGTCTTTTCTTGGGTAAAATATGGTCAGATAAAACAGGTTTGTACCAATCTGAGTTCTATCCTTACGATTCAAAAGAAGCAATGAATCTCGATCCGAGAGAAGTAAGTTCAAAGTACTTTGACGTTGATTTTGAAGACTATCATCACCTTGAAAATTGGTATGATATTCCTACACCTCACTTCGATAAAGTTTTAAAGTCACAAAATTTCGAAGAAAATGTTTGTAAGTGGATGTATGTCATGGCAGGTAGGTTATGTTTCGATTTGAACGATATCGATAAATGGCAGATTATTCCATTTCTAAAAGGTATTGCGCGTTCAGGTAAATCCACGCTTATTACAAAAGTTATTAAAAAATTTTACGAAAACGATGATATCAGAACACTTTCTAATAACATCGAAACAAAATTCGGTCTATCCTCTATTTGTGATGGACACATGTTCATTGCACCAGAAATTAAGGGTGATTTACGTCTCGAACAAGCCGAATTCCAATCTATAGTATCAGGTGAAGATGTATCTATTGCGGTGAAGGGTGAAAAAGCGAAGAACATGACATGGAATATTCCTGGTATTTTGGGTGGTAACGAAGTTCCAAACTGGCGAGATAACTCGGGTAGTATTCTTCGACGTTTAATGACGTGGGATTTTAAAAAGCAAATTAAGGACAAAGATACCGACCCCCTTTTAGAGAAAAAACTCGAACTCGAATTACCCGTCATTTTACAAAAGTGTATCAGAGGGTACCTCGAATACGCACAAAAGTATCAAAGTGACGATATATGGAACGTGATACCATCTTACTTTGAAAATGTAAGAAAACAAGTCGCGACAATTACCAATCCTCTCGAGCACTATCTTCAATCTGATGCTATCATAATCGACGATAAAAAAATATGTCCATTGAAAAAATTTAAACAGGAGTTTACTCAGTATTGTTCGGCTAATAATTTAGGTAAACCGCGTTTTACACAGGACTTTTACATTGGTCCTTTTAGTAGTAGGGATCTTGAATTGAAAAGAATCGATGAAGTAATTTATGGCGATGAACTTAAACCAAGACGAAACGAGGATTTTATAGTTGGTTTAGACGTGAGAAGAGAAGAATTTGAATTGTCAAACTCGTAAAATGAAATCTCAGTATAGTATAACATGGACCCAAGACAATTTGTTAAAAATTCAAATGTCCAAATACAAAGACAAAATAACCCAATTGTACCAAGTGTTGTACCTTCAGGTCAAGTCGGTCAGTTAAAAATAGGTCAATTTAAACCTGGTTTGTATAATGTTACCATAAACAAGTCGTTCACCAAAGAGGAACAACGTATCGATTTAAAATATATACTTAAACAACGTCCTAGAGGTCATGCACAAATTGGTCCAAGTTTAAGTGTAGATATTAGCGAAGTAAAAGGTATATATGGTAGATTCAAAACAGGGTTAATACACACTAGAAATTTTGGTATGAGAGGTGATTTAAACACAAAATTCTTTTCTGTTCAATTTTCTGGATACATGACGGATGGTATCGAAAGAAAAAATTTCAGTTTTAACATATACGCGAATGGTAAAGTTAGATTTTCAGGTGGATTTCTGGGTTCTAAAAATTTAAAACGACAACCCGAATCTTTACGTAAGTATATAATAGATACATATACAGAGAAACAGCGTTTTTTGTATAACGATATAGAATACAATAATGTTGCAGGATTATTTAATTTGAACACGAACTTTAAACTCGAATTAATAGCACAAAGAAATCCTTTAGGAGCGGAAAGCGTTTCTTATGAAACGGAGGTATCGGCTCCACTCGTTTATATGATATATAAAGGACACAATTTTGCACTTTCTTCTAAAACGTCTAAGCTTGGTTCGGGTATAGTTCAGATACAGGGTGAAAATGATCCAGACGATCTCGAACGCGCCTATTTAGTAGGTGTTGAAGCCGTACAAGAACTTCACAGATTAGGGTACACAGCTGGTTTAACTAATCGAGAAGTAAATGCTATTCAACCACTACCAAAACTAGAAAACAAAATAGTGTCTACGTGCCCAAAACCGAGAAGACCACCGTGTAGTTCCGGATTTGAAGCAAGAAAAAATCCACAAGGTTACGAATGCTGTTATAAGATACCAAAAAGAAAACCTTCTAAGAAAAAAACAAATACTAAAACTAAAAATACAAAAATAACCTACGATAAAAACGGTATCATGAAAATAGGTGGTAGAAAATGCGAAAGACTCACTAAACCACTTCTTCTCGAAGTCGCGAGAAAACTTGGTGTCGTCGGAGTAAAACAAAGAAATACAAAAGAGGATATTTGTAAAGCACTCGATAGCTTAGAAAAAGGTAATTCGAAATTCGAAATAAATGGTAAACTCTGTAGAACGCTTAAAAAAGAACAACTCATTTCTTTAGCAATTTCTAAAAATATATCAGTGAGTGAACAAGATACCGTAAAAACTTTATGCGAGAAACTCGAAAACAAAAAGAATTTACCAAACTCTCCAAATTCACTCGCTAATGAGATGGAAAAATTTTTGATTAATAAACAAAAATCACCATTGAAAAGAAAACGCCGGTTAAACAACGCGAGTATTAAGAATGACATTATCAAACTTTACGGTGAAAGATGGATGAAGAATTACGGACAGTTTATGAACATAAACAAGGACGTAAAAGATATAAAAAATAAGATGAACTCTTTAAAAAATAAGAACGCTTACGTAACAAAAAATGGTCTATTGAAAAAGACTGCTGTAGATAACCTAAAAAGAAGCATGGTAAAAAAATGGAAATTTGAACGAAAAGAAGCCATGAGAAAAAAACTATTAGAAAAAGAAGCCAATAAATTATACGGAAAATTCGGTAAAAATGTGGTAAACAGTGTAGTTCGCTTCGTTACTTCTCTAGAAAAACCTGTACCACTAAACGATAGAAAAGTTATAGGGTATATACAAACTAGACGTGAATTGAATCAAAAACCACCACTCCCATTAAATAAAAAGAGAGTCATACCACCTAAACCAAGGGTTTCTCGTAAACCAGAGAGTAAACCAAAAATGAAACGTGCACCTATAAAAAGAAAAATTAAACCTTCTATAGTAAAACGTTTGAATTTCAATTCCAAATCTAATTCCAATTCCAATTCCAATTCCAATTCAAGCTCGAGATCAAGATCGGTTAACAATAATAAAATATTAAACAATTTATACAAAAACTTCGAAGCACAGATGTTAAAGAATAAAAACAAAAAGTAAATAAATGGAAAATCCTAGAGATTTATTACTATACCGCATCCGACAAAATAAAAACGAGTGTGATTTAGACGCTTTCGAAAAATCATACGAAAAATGTATTTTGTCGTCTGTTATAGACAGTATGTTTTATACTATATGTGATTACATTACTAAAACAAGAAGTAAAAGTCAATATAAAATGGGTAAATTAGAAATAGAATATCATATTTCAGAAGAATTTTATGAATCGGAAGATCCTATAAAATACATAGAAGATAATCGTTCCTTAGACGATGTATACTTAATAATGTATGTTTATGATAATTTTGGTAGAATGGAATTATCTTCTCATAGAAGACTCATGTTATATTTCATGAACATGTTATATTTCGGTTTATAAGTTTTTCTGGTTCAGATATTTGTTTGAGGTGTTTTGTATGATACGAAAAATCGTATCCCAAAAACTGTCTCTTTATTTCATCCGATAAAGCAAACGCTTCTAATTTTCTAGAAGTTTGAGAACACACGGATTTTTTCTCCAAACTTAAGAATCTATCTTCCATCATAACGAATTCTTTCAGGGATTCTTCTGGTAAACCATCTTCTTTCATTCGATTATACATCTTTTCAGATTCACCTTCAGATATATAAAAGTGTCGAGCTTTATAACCTAAAATAGATATACTTTTTTCGTATTCTACATAAAATAATAAAAATGCAAGAGCTAACAATATTAACCAGCTTAACATATATAAGTATCCAATATATTAAATAAATCTTTTATTTTGTGTATAATGTTAAAAAGTGCGTCTAAATTATCCACTTTTCTTGGATCGATTATTTCAAATTCGATTTGATAAACGGTAGATTCTTCGGAATCCATATCTTCCATTGTACCGGTACACACTGTCATGTCAATCGATAGATTTTTTCGAATAAAAGAAGTCCTGTGTTTTATTTTTTTACTCGTGAAAGTTGAGTTTCCGTCATCTTCGATAGGTGTTTCTCTCGAAATACCAAAACGAATATCGTAAGGAATTTCACCGGATTGTTTAAAATCTTCTTTGTGAACACTTTCTTTTCTGACTATGGTTTCATCACCTGTACTTTCGTCTATGGTTAAACGTGTTTTATCTTCTGAACGAAAATACACTTCCGAAGTTCCTGAATTTATACTTTCCCACCCGTTATATTTATATAAACCATCGAGTATAGACTTGTAATTTTTTTCACCAACATTGGTATCAAAAAAAGTACCGTTGAATTTACCAACCCTAAATTCCATTTCTATATATTCCTCATTTTGATACTTATCAAGAAGAGGTTTAACAACGTCGCAAATTTTGTGAACATTCATGTTTTACTTTTAATAAACGCGCGTTCTTCTTAAGCCTTTTTTGTCGCCTTTTTTTAGATGCACGGTTTCACAAATATTGGTAATACGTGTTATTTTAATTCAGCCATACAAATATTATTAAATATACACGACATATCTAAACACATACTCGACAATAAATATTCAGGTGATTGTAATTTTACTAAAAATTACGAAAATCTCGTTCACATATACTTTAAAACTAGAGAGACTAAAGTTTTTACAAATGGTCCGCTTTTGAATGAATTCGTTAAAATTTTTCCAAGATTTAAAATAGGCGAACCACACGATACACAGGATGCACTCTTTTGTATAATAGACATACTTGAAAAAGGGTACCCTTATATTAAAAAAGTTTTATACGGAGAAACGACACAGATAACGATATCACCAATCGGTAAAAATACTGCAAAAAATCCATTTTGTATACATATACTCAACATGAAACAAGATACGAAAGATATAAAATCCATGGTAATAGATAGTCATAAATGGAACACGTTAGAAGACTACGTAGATAGTGAAGGTAAAAAACATAACGTTGCTACGACTAGAAATATATTTTCTATTTATCCAAAAACACTGATAATATCTTTTGATAAAAAGAGTTTTGTTGATGTCGATGAAAAAATAATTTTAGGAGATAAGCATGAATACGAGTTAATATCGAGTATAATTCATAAAGGTATACAATTTGGTGGCCATTATATGTCTACTATAAAATTTGGGGACGACTGGATACTACAAGATGACGACGTTCTCGGAAAATTACACAATTTTCCTAAACAGGATCATCATTTTGTTTTGGTTTATAATCTAAAAACTCCTTCATCTGAATATCCTCTTTAATATTTGTAAGAGTATTATAAAAAGTTCTTCTGTTATTTGGGTGTGTCTTATCATCTCTTTTCTTTAGTGGTCTCCACCAATATGGACCATCTTCCCAAGTCACGTACATACACTCGACAATGTCACCATTTTTTAACCATTTAAAATTCGATGTTTTATCTTCGGGTATAGAAGATTCAAATATAAGTTTACCCTTTTCTTGAATATAGAGTCTCCACACACTTATACCAGGTTTACACCCAGGCGTTTCAAAAGTGGGTCCCTTTTTAACCAAAAAATCAACTGTGTTTTTTACTTTAGGTTTCCATTTAAACATAGTTTCATGAGTACCAACACGTATAGGTTCATTCACGGGTGTGAAAATGAGTCCATCGACTTCCTGTTTCACTTTTGGTAAATACTTGAAAGCAAAATTTTCAAAATCGCTATAGAGATGAAACTTCTTAACACATATTTTTATGGAGTCTTGATTTAAAACGAGTGCTTTTTTTACAACTTTTTCACACTCTTCGAGACGTTCTTTTAAATTTTTATTACCAACCACTTCACCACACGACATTAAACAATCATATACCATAAATTCGTCTTTGTAAAGTTCACCTTCAAGTATTGTACCCTTAAACACAGCCTGTCTAAAATTAAGAGGACACACGAACATTTCAAGTGCACGGTTTATAAATAAACATAACCTTTGGGAACCACACTGTAAAATTAACATCATGTAACGTACACCATCTGTTTTTTCACAAACCAAATATTCATTTTTTTGAAGTAAACTAAAATGTTTCCTTTCTATGGATATTGGTTGTGAACCCGGAAACCTACCTTTTACACCCCAAGAGGTTTCCATATAATTTAACGCGTATTTGTAAATAGGATCATCCTTATTTACAAACACTCGGTTCATTTTGTTTTATACTTGTTTTCAAATCTTTAATTACTTTTAACACCTGCTGCGTTTAGAATATTACTTATACATTCGTGACTATAAGTCATGGTTAACTTAGCTCCGATATAAGCATGAATTTTGACACCCGATTCTTGTAATTTCAAAAACATTGTTTTCATTCTTGGATGAATTTTGAAAGACCCATTTTTTCTATCTTTTAAATTTTTCATTACATTTTTATTCATCATAACCCATGACTTTGCACACGTTTCTTTTACTGAATAAATGTCACCGGAAACTTTATTAAATACTTCAGTATCAAAGTGTAAACCCATTTGTTCTACGGGTTCTGTATTTCCTTCTTTTACCTTAGACTTAAACATTTCCCAATCTATTCCTTCTTTTACTCCCGGAAAAACTAAACAACCTATGGCGTCGTGTTTATCGAACACCTTGTCTAAAGATTCATCGTCTACACTTATACCAAAATCTACGAAAAAAATACGATCGTGTGTTTTCATGTATTTATAAATTATTTCCGCCTTTTCAAAAGGCTCATCGTCTACAAAAACAACCTCGTTTTCTACACCTTGTTTCTGTAAACATTTTAAATTAAATCTGAGAATAGTGTGAAGAGTTTTTACATGACAGGATTTACTTCGTGTTACAAGTATAGTAGCTATTTTCATAATTTTATTACATAACGTTTCTAAGCCTTAAGCCTATCTTTTAAACAACCGTGAAAAGGCAAATTACCCACGTGTCCTAAAGTTGTATTACAATCGGCATATATTTTACCACCTATTTGTTGCCACCTTCTACAAAAAGCGTAGTCTTCTGATAAGTACCTTCTATTTTCGGGGTCTATCATACAATCAAAAAGTGCACAATAATCATCAAAGTCACGGTTTTGGTGATCGTTTTTACAATCCAAATCCTTGTAATGCTCTTGCATTTTTTCAAAAGCTTTTCGAGTTATTACCATAAAACCGGTTGGACCATCTAAAACTTCGACGAAGCCGTTTTCAACTTTTCTGTGCGTAGCTCCAATATTTGCGACCAAACTCGAAGAAAGCATTGCCATGTTTCTTTCATCTCCAGCTTCTATAGCCGCTTTAGCTTGATCCCACATGACAACTTTTTTAGGATAAATCGCAACAGAAACGTCGTGACCGGAACGGACGAGTCTTACAACAGAAGACGGATCAAAATCAATGTCCGCATCTATAAACATAAAATAATCGGCATCAGTTTTCTGCATAAAACGCCCTACAGCTACGTTTCGCGCACGGTGTACTAAACTCTCATTTTCTGTGGTATCTATCATAAGTTGAATACCTTCTTTTATTAAAGCTAATTGGAGTTTTATTACACCTATCATATATTTTTCCAAACACAAACCACCATAACAGGGTGTACTTAAAAAAACTTTAATCATAATACATTTTATTGTATTTATTCCTCTAAGTATTTTTTTATTATGTTTTCAATTTTGTTTATGGTAGGTACAGAAACGTTACACTTTTCGCATATTTCTGATTTACTATATTTGTGTTTAGTTACCATATAAATAACTACCGAAGCTACACTATTTGGGGTTTTACTCATAAGTTCTGAACAATTTTCTAAACGCGTGCATAATTTTGCACACTCTTTCTTCTCTACTCTATCAAGGTCAAACGAGTTTAATAATCTATTCATAACATCGTGTGGTAGAGTCGTATAATTACTCGTTGTTTTTCCTAACATTGTTTCCTTAAACATTTGCGTAGTTCTACTAACATCTTTTGGTTGAATAGAAAACATATCCGCTATTTCTTTGGTGGTTCTAGGAATTTTTGACATACGACAGGCGTATAAAACACAATTCGCTTTTATACCAGTTCTTACTGCCCCGCGTGTTAATTTGTTTTCGTTAAACTTTTTATACATCATCTTCGCGTCTTTCAAAACGGATTCTGGTAATGTATCACACGCTTCGTCTATATCTTTGTATGCATGAAAAAGTGAACGATCCTTGTGATTCATAGACTGATGAAAATTAATTTTAGCCATTCGTTTATTCTCGTAAGAAGAACCTCTCTGTGTAGAAATGATAGTTCCTTTACCCCAAGACTGAGAAAATAGCTCTGGGTTAGAATTAGGATTTCCACACCTCGAAGGATCGTTTACTTTCCCATCTTCTGAAATACCACTGGTCCACTCTGGTGTTTCATCTATAAAAATAGTATCCATTATACCACACCCTGGACACGTTGGTAGTCCTTCTCGAGTAATAACTTTGGGGATTTTACATTCTTTACATAATTTAGTATCTATTGGCTTTTTTTCGATTGTTTTAGTATTTAATAATTGATCCACCTGTGACCATATAATAGTTGCCAAATCTTCCATTATTTTTTTACGACTAATATTTAATAATCTTTATTTCGCACTTAGGTTAATATCGTCAGCTTGGTATTTTGCACGTGTTTCTATATCGTCTACAATTTGTTTAAACTTCATAGAACCCGGGCTTTTAGGTTGCCAGTCATTCCACTCTTTATCTATTGAAGCGTGATTAGAAGGAGGTATAATAATACCATCGATTTCATTGTCTGGTACAATAAAATCATTAAGATCACTACCTTCGTCTTCAGACTCATCAAATATTTCACTATCTTCTCCTGAATCTATATCTTCTATAACGGCATATAGATTATCCTTTACTCTTTTAAAAATATTCATGGATTTGTAGTGTTCTGAAAGATTTTCTTCTTGTACAAGTTCATCCCTGTCTTCTAACTCATACAAGTTAGCATTTTTGTATATCAAAGACGTTTCGATAAAGTAAGAAACAACTAAATAATCTTTATTATTTTCTTTTACCGTTGCATACATTTCATCTTCTATATCATCTTCTATATTCACTAAAACTTTTATCAATTCTCCAGGCTGTATATCTAAAAAATTTATCATATCTAAAGTTTTCATACAAAAATATTTACAAGTATTAGCACACATGGGAATCGAAATTTTATCAAAAGAAGGATGTAAATATTGCGACTTTACGGTTGATTTATGTAAAGAATACAATATTGATTACAAAAAAAGTATGGTCGATAAAGATGAACTCATTAAAAGATGTGGAAAACCTGTTTCTACTTATCCACAAATTTTACTCGAGGATAAACTCATAGGTTCTTATTTTGATTTCCAAGATTATCTTGAACAAGAAGCCGAACCAATGTTATTACCTACACTTAACAGGTTCACGGTGTTTCCTATACAACATGATAATTTGTGGGCTCTCTACAAAAAGGCACAGATGTCAAATTGGACTGCTGAAGAGATCGATTTTTCTAAAGACATGGATGACTGGAATGGATTAAGTGACAATGAAAAACATTTTATAAAATATATATTAGCCTTTTTTGCTGGATCCGATGGTATAGTTTTTGAAAACTTAAATAATAACTTTGCTAATGAAGTTCAATATACAGAGGCGAGATCTTTTTACGCTTATCAAGAACATAACGAAATGGTACACGGTGAGACTTATAGTAAACTCATAGACAAATACATAAAAAATTCAAATGAAAAAACTGAACTGTTTAAAGCTATACAAAGTATACCATGTATACAAAATAAAGCGAAATGGGCTATGAAATGGTTTGATAGAGACCGAACTTTTGCTGAACGTCTTTTTGCATTTGCGTGTGTAGAAGGTATATTCTTTTCCGGAAGCTTTTGTGCTATTTTTTGGCTAAAGAAAAGAGGACTTTTACCAGGTTTGTGTTTTAGTAACGAATTGATAAGTAGAGACGAAGGATTACACTTGGAATTTGCAATTGAGTTATTTAAAATGTTGAAATATAAACCCGATAATACTTCAATTCAAGAAATCGTAAAAGACGCAGTTGCGATTGAAAAATCTTTCATACTAGACGCACTTCCGTGTAGTCTCATTGGTATGAATTCTGAAAAAATGTCGGAATATATAGAATACGTCGCCGATAGGTTATTAAAACAGAGTGGTCACGATAAAATCTGGAACACTAAAAATCCCTTTGATTTTATGGAGAATATATCACTCGACGGAAAAACAAACTTTTTTGAAAAACGCGTTGGCGATTACGGTAAAATGGAAGAAGATTCAAACGAAATAGATTTCGAAGAAGAATTTTAAGACGATATCGTAACTTTTTTACCATCGGTACATGAACACGTCACGGTTTCACCACTTTCTTTCTGAAAAGAACCAGACATTGGTAAATCCGTCTCCGTGGTTAAATCCATGAACCCTAAAGAAGAACCACTATCTACAAACCCGTATTGTGGTTCAGCCATTCCTGGTAATGGCGATGGTGCATTAACCATAGCTGGTGGAGCTTTTGGAGCTGGAGCTGGTTTTGGAACTGGAACTGGTTTTGGAGCTGGAGCTGGTTTTGGAGCTGGAGCTGGAGCTGATGGTTTCATTTCCATCTCAAACCCTTCGCGTTTTATATTCATCATACCCCAAGTTATGAGAAGAAAAACAACCGTGTGTAAAAGTAATCCACGTGTCGTTGGACAACCGGTTGGGCTGGAAACCCACGAGCCGAATATTTTTCGCACAAATCTAAAAGTTTCTGGGTTGGCAACTATAAAGAAAACCAAAGAAGACATAACGGAAATAAGGAACTTTTGTTCCTGCTTTTTACCTTTACATCCACAACCACAATCTTTGAACATACCCATTTTAAAATTTATAATATGCATAGAAAAAAAATATACTTAAAGTTTGTGGTCTTATATAATATACAAAAAAAAACAATGTCAAATCATATCCAAGTTTCTAAGCAATTCGATCCGTCTACCGTTATTTTCAGTCAATTGAAAAAAAATAAAAATGGTGGTAAATCCGTGATACTTTCACACGGAAATAAAAAGAAACTCTACTTACAACTTCCTTTCATGCGCTCACCGTTTGGTGTGAGTGCGTACACTGACGAATCTACGAATAGGACATCATATTCACTCGATTTATCTTTTGATAACGATAATCAGGAAGCACTGGAACTTTCCGAGAAATTAAAAAGTTTGGACGAAATTATCATTAAACACGTTGCCGATAATTCTAAAGAATGGTTGGGTAAAAAATATGATATAAACGTTATTCGTGAAGCGTTATACAAACCACTTGTTCGTCAGGGTAAAGAAGGGTACGCAGATACACTCAAATTGAAAATACAAACAAATCAATCTGGTGAATTTATTCCGGAAGCTTACAATTCAAACAGGGAAAAAATTGAAGTTGATAAAATTGAAAAGGGTCAGAGGTGTATGTGTATAGTAGAAATAAATCAGATTTGGTTTATTGATAACAAGTTTGGTGTGAGTGTTAGGTTATCACAAGTTTTGTGTGGTGAATCTACAAAACTCCCATCGTTCGCTTTCCAAGGACTTGAAAATATTCCTCAAAACGACGATCACTATATCGAAGAAGAAATTGATGAGATTATGCAAGATCTCATTGATGAATAAAAATATTAATTTATAATAAGCATGGAGAGAGAACGCTACTTTAAAAATTTAAAAAAAATAGCAATCCTTTCTAAAAATAAAAGTAATTCTAAAAACACTAAATTAAAATTAGGTAAAGAACTAATAAAAAGTATAAAAAACCTCGGGTGTGATCCCGAAAAATCTTTATACTACCCAAAAAATTTAGCGAATAGTTTATTTTTAGAAGGGTCTTTAAGTAAAAAAGGTACTATTAAAATTGGTGAAGGTGAATGGGGTAAAGTTTATGTGGGATGTATAGACGAACAGTGTAACACGAAGATCGCTATAAAAGTACAGAAAAAAGATCCAATTTTACACGAATACAAAATGGGTAGACGATTAGCACCACTTGGTGGTGTAGTTAAACCATTTTACTATAAGAAGTGCGATGATACTGAAGTAATGTATACCGAATATGCGAATAATGGAAACTTATACGATTATTTAAAAAACAATAAAAGTAAACTTTTAGCTATACATTATAGAACGATAGTAACACAGGTCATATACACACTTTACAAAATATACAATAAATACCCAACTTTTAGACACAATGATTTACACCTTAAAAATATACTCATAAATACGAATTTAAAACCTTCAAGAGTAAAAACGTACAAAGTTGGAAACACGACTTTAAAAGTTCACGATATTGGATTAGATACGCTTATTACGGATTTCGGGTACTCGACTTTGAAAAGTTTTAAATGTCCACCAATCGACGAAGACCCCGTTTTTTATAAAAGTGATGTAGGAATATTCAGAGGATCTCATTACATGTATGATTTACACTTGTTTTTGAACTTCATGCATTCAGAAACAAAGGATACAAAAAATGCCATAGAAATTAGACAATTTATAGAGAGAGTTTTACCACCGGAATACATAGGTGAAGAATCTCAAAAAATACGAAAAGGTCGTTTACGAGCTTCTCCTCTAGGTCACCCTAAACTTCCGACATACAAAAAAATATTTAGTGATAGGTTTTTCTTACCGTATAAGAAAGTTTCAGTACCACTGGACATTAATACGTCTATAAAAAGAAGAACACCCATAAAACCGAAAAATATACTGGTAAAACACGGTGGTAAAATTTTTAAAAATACTAAAAAAATTGTCACAGTAGCAAAAAAAGGATACATAAGACTTGGTACTCGTAAGTGTGAATCACACACTAAATCCGAACTCGTAAAAATAGCTCAAAGTTTAAATATACAGACCAAGGGCAAGACTATTAAAAAAATATGTGAAGACATAAAAATAAAATATACGTAAATAGTAAAATGTTAGCCGCTTTACTGCTCATTATAACAAACGTATACATATTCATGAACACAAAATCACCAACGGTTTCTAAAATAGATACAAAGGCAAAAGCACAGGTAGTACCAGCTAAAGAATCCGGTAAATGGATAGTTTATGGTACAACTTGGTGTGGTTGGACTAAAAAACAATTAGCTTACCTCGATAAAAAAGGTGTTTCTTACGA